CGCTTAATTTTGCTGTAATCAATAACAACGAAACAATACCAGCCGCTCCAGCAGTGCGTTCAGAAGAACTATCTCTAAGAGTAGAAGCAACACCAGCTCCAAAGGCACAACAGATAAAGGGTAGCAGTGAAAACCCAGAAGGCAGTGCTGCTGGTAAGTCTGGAGACATCAGTTTTGATGATAATACAGAAGCAGCATTAAAAAATAAAGTAAAAGATCACAACGAGGCAATGGCAAAGAGTGGTCGTCCTAGTTATACCAAAGTAACTCTAGGCAAACTAAAGAGTGTATATAGACGCGGCAGTGGAGCATACAGCACCAGTTTTCGTAAAGGTGTATCCAGAGCAGCATGGAGTATGGCAAGAGTAAATGCTTTCTTGGACCTTTCTCGTACAGGCTCGCCAAAGAATCCAAAATACGTAACAGATAATGACTTGCTTGCAGCCGATCATCCTAAGTATAGCAAAGAGGATAGATCAATGATTGCTGAAGCGTATGACCCATCTAGTGAAGAAACTGAAGAAAATATCAATCTTGCCAGTCTTGAATAGTATTTATACATATGCTAAACACAATTGAATACAGAGCTTATTTAGATTTATCGGATGTTGCACCTATGGTGGACTCTGGAAGTGATGATAGAACAATATTTGGTAGAGTTATTGCTTATAACAGTATGAGCAAGCCACTACGCACAATGAATGGCGATATGTTTAATGAAGTTATATTGCCACGCAGTCTTGATGATTCATTGAGCGAAGAAGGTAATGATGTATTAGCATTGATGGAACACGACGGTAGTAAATTACTTGGTCGCTTGAGCAACAAAACATTAGCTTTAGAAAATAGAGAAGATGGCTTGTATGCTAAAATAAAAGTTCCAAATACAAGTTATGGAAAAGATTTGATTGAGTTGGCTGAACGCGGCGACTTAAAAGGATTTAGCTTTGGATTCACAAATCCAGTAGCAAGAAATTATAAAAAAGATGGAATGAATGTTCGTGAAATCAGTAAAATGAATTTGCGCGAAATATCAGTAGTATCATCTCCAGCATATAATGAGACTGCACTTGCATTAAGAAGTGAAGACTTTGCTGAACAACAATTGGGTAAGTCAGATAAAGAATTACAAACAGAATTCAAATTCCGTTTTTATTCAGCGACTCACCGATGAAAATTTGTAAAGGCTTATGCTTTTACTTAAAATTAACAAAATAACAAAAACAAAATATGAGTAATCTATTAAAAACACGTAACGAAGTCTATGGTGCAATGAAAAGCATCATGGATCTATCCACCCGCTCTGCGGATGATCTAGGTAAGTATGACGCATTGGAATCCCAATACATCTCTTTAACAAAACAAATTGAAGCCGAAGTACGCTTTGACAGTATCAAAGCCTCGATGGATGCCACATTTGACAAACGAGTTGTTACAAATGGCAAAACATCAAACGACCAAGAACTGCGTTCTGCTTTCTTGAACTATGTTCGCACCGGCGACATGAGCGAAGTTCGTAACATCAACAGTTTCTCAAACGTAGAAGGCGGAATTAACGTTCCAGTTATTCTATTCCCAGCTATTGAAAAAGCTCTTGCTGAGAACTCTGTAATGCGTCGTATCGGTGCTAAGGTTATTACAACCACGAGCACAACGACTCTGCCATTGGCTAACACTGCTCCAACGGCTGTATTCACGGCTCAGAACCCATCGGGTTCTTATACCGATACCCCACAGTTGTTCAGTAGTGCTACACTAAATGCTTTCAAATTGACAGCACTTCTAAAAATCTCGGATGAACTTCTACAAGATGCTTCTACCGATTTGGAAGCAACTGTTGCTGCTAACGTTGGTACAGCTTTCGGTAACGCCGAAGAAACCGCATTCGTTTCTGGTTCTGGTGTTGGACAGCCACTTGGCTTGTTCCGTACAACCACAGCTGGTGGCAATTCTGCATTGACCCAAAATCTTGGTTCTGCTTCTGGCAGTATCCTTGATGGAATGATCGACGGTTATTATAAGATGCCGGGCAACCGTCGTCAAGAAGCCGTTTGGATCGTAGGTGATGGTCTAGCCTCCGCGATGCGTAAGGTTAAAGCCAATACCGCTGGTACCTATCTATGGGAAACTTCGGCACAACTTGGTCAACCAGACACCTTCCTTGGTCGCCCAGTATATACCACATTCGCCGCTTCTACCACATGGCAACCAACAGCTGGCGTAATCGGTGCATTGCTTTATCCAAAGCACTATGTAATCGGTGATCGTGGCGGTTATCAATTCCAACGCTTGAATGAGCTATATGCACAAGAAGGTAACATCGGTTATCGTGCTACAAAGCGTTTTGACAGCGTTCTATTGGACGGCAACTCGCTGGTAAAATTCATCAGTAACGTAGCATAATAATCAAATATTTTTGATTGCTACTAAATCCCACCCTTAATCGGGTGGGATTTTTTTGTATCTATAGATGTCTTTGACTTATTTTTCTATACTTATAGACATATAATATGCGTAATATATCAAATATAAAATTCTTTGGACCAACCCTAGCTGAAGCAAAAGAGTACTTACGAGTAGATGATAATATTGAAGACTCATTGATTAGTATGCTGATCACAGCATCATATGATCAAGTAACGGCAGAATGTAATCGTCAGTTCGCTCCTTGTACACAATCATTTAGCGCAGTATCATCCAGTGGATATATATTTTTATCTACACAAACAGTTGATAAGTTATCAACTGGATCGTTGTATCTTGATGCAGATGGCAGTCAATACGCTTATTTCCAAGATGTATTCTCTGGTCCTATTGTTTTTACTCAAGCCAGTGCAAGTCTTGCTGTGCCAAATAATGTAAAAGTAGCACAGTTGATGCTAGTAGATAGCTTCTACGAAAATAGATTGCCAGAATCAATGGGTGTGAGCACAAGTCCAATTAGCTTTACTGTAAGTACATTGCTGAATCCATATAAACTCATCAAGCCACAATGATAAATCCTGGACTACTTAATCAAAGAATACTATTAGAATATCCTACAAGTGCGAGTATAGACGTGTATGGACAAAGCATTCTAACATATGCTAGTAGTAGCATATGGGCACAAGTAACAAAACAGGGTGGTGGCGAAGTTAATAACAATGGCTATATTGTAAATACAGCCAATTATTTATTTGTGGCTCGTAGCAACAGTAACATCACTGAAAAAGCCAGCATAACTTATGTTGGCAATAAATATAATATAACATTCTTAGATGAAGTTCCTGGCACTGGTATCGTAAGCATATCTACGGAGCGGAGGAACGCCTAAGATGGCTAATGTTGAAATCAACGTTCGCGGGTTAAAAGACCTGATAGTTACGCTTGACAAAATGGCAGAGGAAGTTGCTGCCAAAAATATAGTAGGATCAGCATATAGTGCTAACAAAGTTGTTGAAGATAGTATAAAATCAAATATAGACAGCAATGCACTTGTTGATACAGGATTGCTAAGAAAGAGTATAAGACGAAAGAAACTAATTTATCCCAAGGATGGTACAGTTGTTATACTAACTGGCGTTAATAAAAATGTAAGAGGCGTTGATAAAAAAGGTAAAGCAAGAGTGCCGTGGAGATATGCCAATATTCTGGAGAATAAATTTAATTTTACCAAGAATGGATTTGAACAAAGTAAAGATGCAGTTGTTGATAAGTTTATAAAATCACTAAAAGCAAAAGTTAGAAAGTTTATAAAATCTACAACCGTTACACCAAAATGAACAATACTGCTATATCATATAACGCCATAAGAGCACTTGTATATCAGCAATTACAAGTTCCTGTGTATACACAGTCATCATATGCTAATAGTAATATTGTATTACCAGCTATTATATTTAGTAGATCAAACACATCAACCACATACAATTATATGGGAATGGATAACGTAAACGTATATACAGACAATGTTACGTTTAGTATTCAAGACCAAACTATAGAAAGTGTAGAAACTATTAGAGATTTTTTGATAGGCTTGCTGGATGGATATGAATCTTCTTTTGCATTAGATTCAGAAACCAACAGTTTTAGCATTGAGACTGGTATTTATAATAGAGACGTAAATTTTACGGTAATCTACAAACAATAAACATATGAGCGGAATTACAGAATACTACAGCAATCTGCGTCAGTTAATACACAACAACCTACAAGTTCCTGTGTATAGTGAAGCCACATACGAGAATCAAAACGTAACGCTTCCTGCTATAGTATTCTCGCGTGAAGGCACGCTTGGCACGCAAACCATGAGTGGTCCATCTGTTAGAACAGAAAGTGTAACCTTCTCGGCTAAGGCATTAAGTATTGAAGAAGCAGAGGATATGAGAGATCAAATTATCTCTATACTGAATGGTTATAGTAATGAGATTCAAATAATTTTAAGTTCTCAGACAGATGACTTTGATATAGACACTGGAATTTACAGCAGAGATATTAGTTTTGATGTAACATATGGTGCTGATATAGTTTATACTCAAGTCATCATTGGCTCTGGTGAAACCAGCCAAATGACATTTTGGAAAGACACTTATATTGTTACAGGTAGTAATGATTTTATTGTCAGCGGTAGCACTTTAATTGGTACAGCAAGTTATGCTATATCAGCTAGTTTTGCATTAACTCCAAGTGGTACAAGTGGAACAAGCGGAACCAGTGGTCAAGATGGCACTAGCGGTGGAGCAGGTTCATCAGGCACAAGTGGAACAAGTGGTGGAACAGGTTCGTCGGGTGCAAGTGGTTCGTCAGGAACCAGCGGCACAAGTGGTACTGATGGCACCAGCGGTTCGTCTGGCAGCACAGGCACCAGTGGCACAAGTGGCACAAGTGGTGGAACAGGTTCGTCGGGTGCAAGTGGTTCGTCAGGCACCAGTGGAACCAGCGGCACTGATGGCACCAGCGGTTCGTCTGGCAGCACAGGCACAAGCGGAACAGGTGGCACAAGTGGTACTGATGGCACCAGCGGTTCGTCTGGCAGCACAGGCACCAGCGGAACAGGTGGCACAAGTGGAACTGATGGCACCAGCGGTTCGTCAGGCACCAGCGGTTCGTCTGGCAGCACAGGCACCAGCGGAACAGGTGGCATAAGTGGTACTGATGGCACCAGCGGTTCATCTGGCAGCACAGGCACAAGCGGAACAAGTGGCACCAGTGGTATTGATGGCACCAGCGGTTCGTCAGGCACCAGCGGCTCTTCGGGTAGCACAGGCACCAGCGGTACAAGTGGTTCAAGCGGCACAGATGGCACCAGCGGTTCTTCGGGTACTACAGGCACCAGCGGCACCAGTGGTCAAGACGGCAACTCAAACACGTTCTTTGACTACCAAGCAAAAACAACAATCAACACAGGAGATCCTGGCAACGGTCATATAATCTGGAGTGATGCTAGTCAGACTGGATCAAATCAGTTAGGAATTAGTCATTTAACAAAAGATGGTATAGACATTGACGTTTTTCTTGGACTAATACCAAGTGGATCAACTGTAATATTACAAGATTTAAACAATAGTAATAATTTTCAAAAATGGCAATTTGGTACGGGTGTTGAAGTAGCACCTAATTTATATTGGGAATTTCCAGCAATTCACTTAACAGGCAGTTATATTTTCCCAAACAATCACGAAATGCTATTCATTATAGCACAGTTGCCAGTTGGTACAAGTGGCACAGCAGGTACAAGTGGGCAGAACGGAACAAGTGGCAGCAGTGGCACAAGTGGTTCAAGTGGTACAAGCGGCTCGTCGGGTAGTACAGGAACCAGTGGCACTGACGGCACAAGTGGATCAGCAGGAACAAGCGGTATCACAGGCACAAGTGGCACCAGTGGCACAGGTGGTAGTAGTGGCATTAGCGGCACAGATGGTACAAGCGGAATTAGCGGCACAAGCGGTTCATCCGGTATCTCAGGCACAAACGGTTCATCCGGTACAAGTGGTGCGACCGGAACATCTGGCAGTAGTGGCACCAGTGGAGCAACCGGAGCAGATGGCAGCAGTGGTACCAGCGGAACTAGCGGTGCAGGAACCATCTCTGGCGGAACAACAAATTTTGTAGCAAAATTCAGCGATGCTACAACACTAACTACAAGTTCAATATTTGATAATGGAACAAGTGTATTTATTACAGGTTCTTTAAGAATATCTGGCAGTGTTACTAGCAGCAATGATGCTTTAATCAATGGTGTTACAGTAGGTAGAGGATCATCGACTGGCACAGGTAATACAGCAATTGGTAATAATGCATTATCAAATAATTTAATTGCTACAAATAATACAGCTATAGGTAATCGTGCATTGTTTGATGCAAGAGGCAACAACAATACAGCGGTTGGTTCAACCGCATTAGACTCTTTAACAAGTGGCACAGACAACACTGCTGTTGGCGTTGCTGCACTAACAAGTTTAATAACAGGTAGTAATTTAGTAGCTGTCGGTGCTAGTGCTTTAAATGCTAACACAACCGGTGCATCAAACACCGCAGTAGGTACAAATGCTCTTCTTAGAAATACAACTGGTACAAATAATACTTCTGTTGGTAAAAGTGCATTAGAGTCATTAACAGTCGGATCACAGAATGTAGCAATTGGTGACGATGCGCTATATAATTTACAAACTGGACAAAAAAATACCGGTATTGGTTCAGCAGCTGGTTTTAATA